CAAGCGGCTGCGGATGGCCGGCATCAATGCAACGATGCTGTCCTCTTCCAGCGTATAAGACCAGTTGACTTCGGTCACCAGCTCAGTAGCGGTTAGTACGCTCTTAGCGGTTGCCGGGTCGCTGGCCGTAGTCGCGGTGTTCTCCGTGCCTTTTCTCCAGGTAACATCACCCAGGCCAAGCGGCACGTCGAACGGGTTGGTTGGCATTGCAATCGTGGTCAGGTTGGCAGCGATGCGGCTAGCCAGGAAAATATCTTCCCATAGCTGCGCAGCCATGCCAGTTGGAACCAGCTCATCGCCTGTGCCGCTGCCGGTTGAGGTCAAAGCCTTAGCAGCTTCTAACAGGTCTTCTGATGGGGCCTTGACACGGTCGGGCATAAGGCCATGCGCCTTCTGTAGCAACAGAGCCGACATGGCAAAGTCGATTGCTTTGACCCGTTGCGTGCCACTGCGAACATAGCCGTCTTTGGCAATGCTCTTGATGTCACGTCGGTAGCGATTGTCTTCGCCAACCAGCATAGAAGCGCGGTCGGCTGCAATCATTTCGCCAGCAGTGCGGTAAACCGGGGCGCTCTTGCTTTTCTCTTCAATCTGCGCAGCGACCAAGGTTTCAAGTTGGTCACCAAAGTCGCGTTGGATGTCTTCCCACTGCAATTCTTGTTTGGGTTGCTTCGCAGCCTTGACGGCATCGGTAAGCTCGGTCATGCGCTGCAAAACGTTGTCTAGGTTACTCATTGTCATTGACTCCTAAAATCTCAGTTATGTTATCCAAGAATCCTTCGAGCAGTCTGGCTATCTGTTCAGTCTGGTCCGGTTCCGGCTCCGTTTCCGGTTCAGCCGCCGGTGCAACGTTTTGCGCAACTGGTTCAGGTTTTGCCTGCTCTTGTATCTCAACAGATGCCGTTACCGGCTCTGGTTGATTCATGTCCTCTGCGTCATCATCCTGGATGACGGCTTGTTCTGCTGGTGCCGCTTCCATCACGGCTAGAGCGCTCTTTAATGCGGGCATATGGTCGGCTAGTGCCTTGGCTGCTTGTAGCGCGTTGGCTGATAGCATTCGTGGCTCCATCGGCGTTACAGTCAACGTGTCACGATACAATGGCCAGCGCTGGATAGAACCGTCATCAGCCTTGACCACACCGCCCGCAATTGCTTCGCTTGACGTGCCGATTAGGCCCTCTTCAATCAACGGTTCCAGCATCCTAACAAACTGGTTTCGCCGGTCTAGGATGCGCCGCACCATGACGCCAACGTCATCAGATTTGGCAGTTGTCCAGTCTACAAAGCCCAGGATGGCGTGTTCGCCTGGCTCATCTGCCGGCGCGATGCCATGTTCCCAATCGACGTATAACACGCCGGTGTTGGTGTACGGTGACCGAAGGTCGGTCGCCTTGGTGAAAAACTCACCACGGCTGCCGTCTGGATTCACCCGGTCATTAACCGTGCCCTCCAAGTCCCGTCCGTCAAAGATGACGATATGATTTTCTACAATCAACTGGTCATCTGTTTTGCTAATTGCCTTTAATGCATTCATGATTACCCCTGCAACGCTCTTTTAATGACGGCTTCAAAGTCCCTTACGATGGGACCGCTAAACCGGTTGATAGCATCCTCGTCTGTCTGCCACCAATCGCGGTGAATCCTGGCCTGAAATTGTTTTGACTGCACCAGTGGCGCATAGCTGGCATTATTACCGATTTTGCCCACCAGACCATCACTTTTCCGTTCAATTTTCGTTGTCCATTTCTGACCCAATTCTTCAGATGTCAAATTGGTAACTACGCCGTCTTTGTTCATCCAACCACTACCACGCTTATAGCGGCTGGCCGGATTTTTCTGCGGTGGATATTTATACATGAAATTGTGAATTCGTGTAACGGCCCTCTCCATCGGTGGATACAATATGTCATTGCGCTGCACCTTGCTAAACTTGGCGCTTAGTTCCTCGATACCCTTGATTTCAATATTAACCATCTGCCGTCACCTCTTCCACATATCCGACAATCCCGCACCGGCAGCGAGGGTGAGCCGGTGGTCGCTGAAACCTGGCATTAACTCGGCGTGCTAAGGCGTCCTGCTGCTCGTCTGGCAGCTTGTTAAAGAAGCTTCCTTCAATGCCAACGATTGCACCGTTCAACGGCCAGCAGATGGGACAGACAATCTCATCATTTGCGGTGCGCCATTGTAAATACTTGATGACGCCCGATTCCCGATAACCGGCAACAGTGCCTTCGGCGTAGGCTCTGGTCACCTCGGTGATCCCGATTAGCTCAGCCCGTTGCCGACCGAAAGCCGGTGTAATGTCCCGTATCAGTGATTCCAGTGGCTCGCCGTTGTCTATCCATCTAGTTATCGCTTGACCCACCACCGCCGATGATGTTGTGCCCAGCTGTTGCAATAATGTATCGGTGTAGGTAAGCGCCCAGTTGCGTGCGTTGACGTGTGCCAACGTCCAGTCAAACCCGTAACCCATGCCCTCCAGTTGGCTGACAGCTACACTTACACCAAGGTCGGCGCTGTCCTGCAATGCCCTGCTGACTGCGTCGTAAAGCCGCTGTTCCTCAGTGAACGCCCGACTGACTTTGGCAATCTCCGCTGATGGGTCTTCGGGTAAATAGCCGGTCGGGAATAATGTTTCCTGCATCTCCCGTAATGCCCGCCGCAATTCGCGGATCGTGCGCTGTTCTATGGCATCCCTAGCTCGCTCGTCTGCATCGTCATGTTGCAGCACCATCGCCTTCAGCCAGTCATGGGTAATTGGCCCACTCGGTAACGAGAAAAAAGGCATCGTTGCCGGCGGCATCCTCCTGCATGGCATCGCTCAGGAGGTCGTCAACATTACTGCTGTTTTCCATAGCACGCAGAACACGCCGCGCTACGTGCTCATCTAGCCATTGTGACAAAGCCTTCTGAACGTTGGCGCGCCAGCGGTCTGCATCGAATTTGTTTTCACGTTCCAGTCTGGTTCTAATCTCAAGTGATTTCTTGACTTCGGCTTCCACCGCTTGTCGGACTGGCGCAGGCAGATATAGCGCTTTGGCTGGCTCCATGTCCGGCTCTTCCTGCTGCTGTTTGTCTGGCAGTTGTGCCGGTGCTGCTATCTGGAACTGTGGCGGAGGTTCCGGCTCCTCAATGTCCGGCATCCCTAGCCCTAGCCGCTCATTAATCTCGTTGGCCGTATAACCTAGCGTCGATAGCTTCAGCGCCATGTCAATCTTAGGCAGCATATCTTCTTGCAACACATCCACCATTGAAAAGTCGGTAGACACACGCTGGCCCGGTTTCAGCAATGGCCGAACGTAGGTGAAGAAATGCGTTAGGTTGTCGTCACGATGTTCTGCCAACGGCTTAATCGTCAGTGTCCAGAAGACCTCAAGCGCCGTTTGGAAATTCTCATAGGTGTCCTTGCCGTAACCCATGATTTCATCCGGCACGCCGAAGATTGCCCCAATTTCATCCCGGCTGAAACGGCGCTGTTCTAGCCATTGCATATCAGCCGGTGAAAACGAAAACGGCTTGATGTCGGTTACGCCATCCTCCAGTACAATCGGCTTGTGCCAGTTCTCAGCGCCCGCATAGCGGTGCGTGAACTCTGCCAACACCCTGTCACGTTCGGTCTGTGTCAAGCCCTGCGGCGCGACAATGGCGAAGTCTGGGCGAGCATTGCCACGCAAAAACCGCTTTGACCATGCCTGGCTGAACATGTCAATCGCAATGCCCTCCCGCACGGCTGCAATTGGGGCAAGCCCGCGCCACTGGTTCAGTGGGTTATAGAAGCGGTCGTGCACCATCTGTTCAGGCAGGAAGATGATTTCATGCTTTCCGCCGCCTGGCCGCCAAACATACTGGGCGACCTGTGGATAGAACAGTTTGTCGGCTGCCACATCTGGATTAATGCCAACTTCGTTCGGGTTGCGCAGCCACAATTCAAACATCTTCCGGCGACCATTGTCGACAATCTCCAGGAACGATTCGCCGTGCAACATCATATCAATGATGTATTGCTCCCACATGCGAGCCGGTGACATGGCCGGGTTGCCCTTATTGAGCAGTTCCTCAAGCTCATGACCGACTATCGGCTCGTCGTCAGCGTCCACCACCTGCACGTAAAGCGAAGAAAAGTTCTCAGCAATTTTCCAGATGGCCTTGTGAACCCAAACGTGTGTACCGTAGACGGCTGAGTAATCATCGGATGAATCTTTGCCGGTCTGTGTATCGCTACTGTATTCGGAATGTATATGCACCCGGCCCGCCAGGTCTGGCCGGTAGGTTAACGCCTTGTATGCTGCTGTCAGTCGCT